CATAAATTTTTAGATTGTCAAGGCCAGCTATCCATTATCATTATAGCATAAATTTTTAGATTGTCAAGGCCAGCTATCCATTATCATTATAGCATAAATTTTTAGATTGTCAAGATTAATTTTATCTATAAAATATTTCAGTATCTATCTATTCAATCTATAAATATTACAATATTATAATATGCTCAATTGTTTATTTATAAAATTGAAAAAACAAAATGAGAAAATGAAAACAAAGAAAGAAATCCATTTTTTAAATTTTTTCTATTTTTCCCATTTTTTATTATAATTATTAAATCATTCAAATAAGCTTCAACCTTGCAAAAATCGTATTCCACATTATAATAAGATAGTATGAAAACGATCTTAGACTTATGTGGTGGGACAGGTGCTTGGAGCCTTCCATATAGAGAGGCTGGATACGATGTCAGAGTTATAACTTTGCCTGATTACGACGTCAGACTCTACTTACCTCCAAGGGATGTTTACGGAGTTTTGGCAGCTCCTCCGTGCGCACATCTCTGCTCATCTGGTGCGAGATGGTGGAAGGAGAAAGGGCAGGAAGCACTACTGGAAGGTCTATCTATTGTAGATGCTTGCATGCGAATTATTCTATTGTGTAAATTACAAGGTGGATTAAAATTCTGGCGTTTGGAGAATCCTGTAGGCAGATTAGTACACTACTTGGGGAAACCAAAGATGTATTTTCATCCATATGAGTTTGGAGATCCGTGGACAAAGAAGACTGCTCTCTGGGGTGAGTTCAACATACCGAGGAAGAATCCAGTAAAGCCGGTCGATAAACATCGCATTCACTACATGCCGCCAAGCCCAGAAAGGTCAAAGTTACGCAGCATAACGCCTCCAGGTTTTGCAAGAGCTTTCTTCGAAGCAAATAGATAAAAAAAGTGACGTCAAAGAAGATTATGTGATAGATAAATTAGGGAAAAATGTCTAAAGTCAGAATTGTTAATTTTTCCGGTGGCAAAGATTCAACGGCGATGCTTTTGCGAATGATTGAGTTAGGAGTGCCTATTGATGAAATCCGATATTTCGATTGCGGAAGTTGGGAGTTTCCGCAGATGAAAAGGCACATAAGTAAGGTTGAAAAATATATAAATAGACCAATTAAAAGATTGAGATATAAGTACACTTTCGATTATTTATTTGCTGAAATAAAGAAGAAGGATGGGCGTATAGGCTATGGATTCCCAATCATGACCTTTCGGTGGTGCACTGGTAGGAAGATGGATACTTTAAGGAAAGGACTATCTAGGAAAGATACTATACTGTACATTGGCTATGCAACTGATGAGACAAAAAGAGCAGACCGTTATCTTGCAAGGAAAAACCGTCTTGAGGCCAGATTTCCACTGATTGAATGGGGATGGAGTGAGAAAGATTGTCTTGAATATTGCTACTCTAAGGGATTCGATTGGGAAGGACTCTATAAATATTTTAAGAGGGTTAGTTGCTGGTGTTGTCCATTTCAAAGCCTTAATAATTTGCGGAATTTGAGGAAGCATTTTCCTGCACTCTGGAAAAGACTATTAGCAATGCAAGAAAAACAACTCTCCAATTTCAAAGCAGGCTATGCTCCGAGAGGTGGAGTTGCATTTAGAATGGATGGAACCACAGTCTTTGACTTAGACAAAAAATTTAGAGAAGAAGAATTAAACACGGAGGACTTCATGAAAAAAGTCTCGCTATTACCACTCAACAAAATTAAACCTAACCCAAACCAACCTCGACAATATTTCGACCTTGAAGAATTGCGCCGTTTAGCGGATTCTATTAAGAGAGAAGGACTACACTCACCAATTCTAGTTCTAAAAGAAGGAGATACCTACAAGATCGTTCATGGGGAACGAAGATTCCGTGCACATCAAATGATTGGAGCCACTCACATTAGAGCTATAGTAGTGCAGGGTTGGGACGATAAGAAAGTCTTTCTATCAGCTTTTCTAGAGAATGATGCTCGAGATGATCTTTTGCCGATAGAGGTTGCCAGAGCTCTGAAAAAGATGATGTCTGATTATAAGATGTCGGCAGAGGAAGTGGCTCAAGCTACTCAACGCTCAGTGTCTACGGTCTTAAATACCATCTCATTGCTGGAGGAAAGTCCTCAGGTACAAAGGGCATTGAATGAAGGAAAGTTAAACCTTTTTCAGGTTTTAACTCTACGAAGGGTGAAGGATAGAAAGACGAGAGAGAAGCTATTGCAAGGGTTACTGGACGGAAGTCTGCCACATAAAGCATTTTTGCGGAAGGTGCAGGAGCATGTGAGAGTGGAAAAGATGATGAAGATGTTGCCAGAAGTTGCACCTTTTGAGGTGAAGACTACGCAGGCCAGAAAAAGTCGAACATTGGTGGTTGCAGGAATTCCTTCAGACTTCAAACTCTATTATGTTTTAGGAGAGAGAATGGACTATTTGGTAGATATGCTCCCGGAGAGGAATGTGCTCGTTTCGGCTTATACGATGCTGCGAAAGAAGAATGCGAGACCCTTGATGGAGAAGTTAGTGCGCGATCGTGATAAGATAAACAGTTTAATAGTGGACTCCGGTTTGCTATCTGCAATTGCTAATGGTGACAAAGATTGGGTGAATCATCAACGAAATTTAATAAAGCTAGCAGAAATTTTGGATGCAGATTTTGTTACGCACATGGACTGCCCACTTTATAAAAGAGTAGTGGATAATTGGGGTGTCTCTCAAGAGGAGATGTATCGAAAAACTATTGAGAATGCTAAAGAGTTTCGTCGGATGAGAACTAAAGCCGTTAAAATTTATTCTTTACAAGGGTTCAGAGGTGCAGAGGATTACCTTCAGTGTCTCAAGGAGTATGAGAAGATTGGAATCTTTGATGAAGAATGTGTGATTGGAATTGGTGGTGCGATGGCGCGTTCTAATAAACTCTGCTATCGGGTAGCTGAATTGGTAAGGGAGGAGTTAGACAAAGTTGCACCGCATACTAGAATCCATTTCTTCGGGATCGCGAATCCTAAACGGATTGTGGAATTATATAAGAGAGGTGTTTCCTCAGTGGACAATGTAGGTCCGCTGGCGGCTACTATTAACAACTTGCTTTACGATGAAGATGGGAAGACGAAGAGAGCACTCTTTAAGTCACGGTTGCCACGAGAGATGTTTGATGCCTCCTTGATTTGGAACTGGCATGCGTATTACTACTTGCTGAAGCAAGAGTTCGCAAAGCTGAAGAAGTCGTGATCGTTTCGCACTTGCCGGTTTCTGTAGATTCATTATAATAAATATAGGAGGTGAAGCAAGATGAGAGCTCATATTTCTGTTGTTTTTGATTTAGATGTCTTGGTTAAGTTGAGAGATATGGCCAAGGCAAAAGGAACTACTCCTTCTAAGTTGGTAGAGCGTCTTGTTTTGCAGAAACTGAAGGAGGGAGAGCATGAGACGGTTAAGCGGTCTGTGAGAGCATAGTGATGTAAGGAGGTTTTGATGAAAAAGCTTAAGAGAGCGGTCATTAAAGAAGAGTTTGTTGCATTGACTGGTGATGTAGTAGAGGCACTGATCTTGAATCAGTTTCTTTATTGGAGTGAAAGAGTTGATGACATTGATCAGTGGATCAGAGAGGAGAACATGAGACGCGCTATGGCAAACCGGGACGAAATCGAGCTGAATCATGGATGGATTTACAAAAAGACTTCGGAACTGAACGATGAGTTGATGTTGAACATGTCAGAGGTTGCGTTACGGAGGAAGATTAAGCGGTTAGTAGAAAGAGGCTTCATTCAGGAGCGTCGGAATCCGACTCACAGCTGGGATCGCACGCTTCAGTACCGAGTCGATTTGCAGAAAATACGAGATGCGTTGCACGAGATCGGATATGAACTGCAGGGCTTTCGCTTTTTAGAGAAAGTAAGAGAGTTACGGAGTAGGAGATCGCTAATTAAAAAAGCTCCTGCGGAAAACGTTGATGAAGAACTTAAGCGATGGGTTGCTGAGAGGATGAAGGATTTGAGGATGGATTTGGAAAGAATCGGTTTTTCGAGGAGTAGTATCCAGAGTTTGTTTGAGAAATTTCCTTTGGATCGCATTGTAGGCTTTCTCATTCAGATGAGAAAGGATGGTTTTGGCATCAAGAGACCGCGTGCTTATCTTCTCAGTTGCTTAGCGAATAAAAACGCGATGCCTGATATTGATTGGTCAGAAGTAATGGAAGTTTGGCTTCCAGCACAGTTTGATTCGGCGTATGTTTCGCACTTGAGAATGTGTCCGTCTGAGTTCTTTTCCCATGTGTTGAAGTGGTTAAAGGAGGTTTAAGTGCTTGAAGTTTTTTTACTCTTTCTCGCGATTTTCATGTTTATTTGTAATTATGGACGTTGATGATGAAGATTGATATTTTAATGCCGACGTATAATCGATTCAACTTAGTGCAAAGAGCGATTAGATCGGTGTTGCAGCAGACCTCACCTGATTGGGAATTGTGGGTTTATGACGATGGCTCTGATTATGATTTTAACAAAATTCGTGAGAAATTTCAGGATGAGAGGATTCACTTTTTCGTTGGAGAAAGACTTACAGATGAGCAAAGAGCCGCAAGCTGTCGTTACTCGGTGATCAATAATTTTCTGCTGAATAGGTCTTCCAATGAGTTGATTTCTTATCTGTGTGATGATGATTACTACTGGCCGGAGGCGATAGAAGGTGCTTTAAGTTTCTTTAAGAGGAACCCGACTGTTTACGTTGCCTATGGGAAGCTAACCTACTCATTTGAAGGACGAGAGGAAGAACCTAGAGAGAAACGCGATCTGCGGTTCCCCGGAACTGTTTTGAAGAACCCGTTTAACAAGGTTGACCATAACCAAGTTGTTCACCGGCGTGAGTGCTTGAAGGTCTCGCGTTGGATTGAGGATCCGGCTACCTGGAACGGATCTGATGCTTATTTCTTTTTGCGACTCGCCTCTGTGTATCCGTTTTATCCTATGGACGTATGGTTTGCGAATAAGTATTTGCATAGATATTGTAATCAGAATTTAAAAGGTACGTGGATAAAGGTACGCGAATGAGGATGATAGAAGACTTGCGAGATCTTCATAAAGGCAAAGAGATTTGGGTTGTAGGATGTGGACCTTCCTTGGACGAGTTTCCCGCCTCTTTTTTCAAAGATAAAATCACTATTGCTCTCAACCGCGCATTCGCAGTAGTGCCGGATTTCAATTTCGTGTTATGTTGCCATAACGAAAGTGCGTTTTTAGTGAGAGATAAGTATCCTCATCTACTGCGAAAATGTATCTTTTTGAGGTTTCCGTACATCTTTTCCAAGATTCGAAGGACTACCTGGCCAGACGATTTCAATGAGGAACCAATTTGGATGGTAGGAGAAAATTTTGAGAATGGTTCTCTACAGGAGTTCCACTTCGAAGAGATCATCCGATGTATCAAGTCTAAAAAGAAGTGCGTTTACAAACAGATGGGGACTGTTGCGCACTCTGCGATTCAAGCAGCAGCTATCTTGGGTGCGAGGAAGATCACATTAGCCGGTTGTGAGCATCATTCCTCACCAACTTCAATGTATGCTAAAGTACTCTATCATTTAGGTCTGGTGCCAGAAGATGGACCGCAAAATCTCGCCTTACAGACAGGAGAGCATGCTATTTTCAAAGGTATGCGTGATGGAACGCGAATGCTAGCGCGCGTCTTCGGTAGAGAGGGAATAACCGTTCGTAGATACTTTTATGGAAAGGGATACGAGTCGATCGCTTGAAGCGAGCGTGCTTTTTTCTAGACTTTTGTTATAATAAAAGGGAGGGGGAGAAAGATGGGAAGAAAGATTAAGTATCCTAGATGCCCGAGGTGTGGCGTTTCGAATACGCGAGCGATTAAAAAGACTTCACAAATTATTTGCCGTTCTTGCGGTTATCTAGGACCTTGGAGGGCCTTTTTCCCAGGACCGGAAAGAGAAAAAGCAATCGAGAGAATCAAACGAGGAAAGTTAGAAGGAGACAGTTACTATGAGTGATTTGCTCCAGAAGGAGATCAGGAAGTATCATATCATGAGTTATACACAGGTTAGAGGGTGCGGGAGTCATGGAAGGAGGTGTCTCTGGGACATTTGTGGTAAGACGAGCTTGCGTTGGGTCTTGGAGGCTGTAACAGGATCGAGGTACATTGATAAGGTGGTTGTTACAACTGAAGACGAGGAAATAGCTAAGGAGGCAGAGAAGGTCGGAGCAACAGTTGTGGTACGACCGTTTTATACATCGGCGGATTTTCCGAGAGACTTTGAAAGAGGCACGTTCGGTCGGATAAAGCCGCGTTCTCTCATTCATACTAAGCCAGAAGTTTATACAAATCCGAAAAGCTATACATTGTACTACTTAGAGAAAACCGGTTATGTCCCTGATTTAATCTTGACGGCAGATGCAAACCGTCCAATGATAACTCCTGAGTTGGTTGATAGAGTCATCGAGGCATTCTTTCAGGATAGAGAAGCAACAGCAGCAACAACTTTCTATCCAATTCTTCCTTACATCTACGTGCTCAATCCGAAAGTCAATCGAATTGTTCCTCTGTTCACAACGAAGTTTGATAGACAAGAAGCTCTGCCGTTGTATGGAAATGGACCGCTTACTTTGGAGGGATTGCCTTCTTATTCAAGTTCTCAAGGCCTAAAAGTTGCACCTGTTTTCATTACGCGAGAAGAAGGGTTAGATATGCATGATGAAGAAGATTTATTCTTAGCGAGAGTTTATATGAAGCGAAGGTTAGAAAAAGCAAAGGAGGCCTAGATGTTTAAGAGACTCATTGTAGGAGCGTTAGTAGTAGGTCTACTGACGGTTGGCCAAATGGTTTCCGCTTTGGCTAGGGAAAGAATCACGCTTCGTTATTGGACGGAACCAATGAAGTTTAACCAGTGGCTTATAAAAGAGTTTGAGGCGAGGCATCCTTATGTGCGGATAGAACACGAGGAGATACCTTCAGGCAATATGGTTCAGAAGGTAACAGTATCCGTTGCTGCAGGTGAAACACCTGACATCCTGGAAGACTACGCTGGACGATTAGGCAGTTGGGCAAATATGGGTTTACTCGAGAATTTGAGCGGGACTCTGACGCGAGAAGAGGCACAGGATTTTGTTCCTGGAATACTGGACTTATTCACCGCGAGGGACAAACTGTTCGGTTATCCATTCGCTTATTGGGTTGCAGTTTATATTGTGAATAAAACAATTTTGGACAAAGTAGGTGTTGGTAGCTTTTTGCCTCCGGAGGAGAAACCTGAATGGACACTTTCTACTTGGATGAAGATAGCAGAGAAAGTGAAGAGTCTTCCTAGGACCTATGCTACTTGTTTCTTTGCCAAAGGGAGAGGTGGAGATTACTGGATGTTGATGAACTATCAGATCTTTGGAGCAAGCTTGTATAAAGGTGGAGACTATACTGAAACTGCTCTGAATAGTGAGGAAGGTGTAGCAGCGCTTGAGTGGATGATAGAGCTCGTTAAGAAAGGGTATGCTCCAAAAGGTGTAGCAGGGATAGGAGCTAGTGCATATTGTGCTATGATGGATTCAGGAGAAATCGCTATGGCTGGAAATGGGCCACAAAGAGCGTTACCTGAGAGACAACGGGCGAACTATGAGCAGGGCGTTTGTCCTTATATTGCTGAGCGTAGGGTGGTTGAAACTCCGCACGTTGAGGGAATAGCATCTCCACCGTTATTCGTTGGACCAAGTGGTTACGTTATCTTTAAGCAAGTTAGCCCGCTTAAAAAGAAATTAGCTGTTGAATTCCTAAAATTTGTTATTGAGCCTGGCAATCTTGCGCGTATTTGTCGGGAATTGAAGCAGTTTCCTCCTCGTAAGTCTGTTAAGTTATATCAGGATGTTAAAGTCTATCAACAAGTTCTTGACATGATCGCCAGAGTTGGTGTAGCAGATATGGGGATTGCTTCACCTCATTATGTTGAAGTAAGAAACTTACTCTGTGCTGAGCATCAAGCTGCTTTCATGGGTGTTAAGACTGCTAAACAAGCACTCGATGACTTTGCTAAATCTGTGAGGAACCTGTGGCAGAAGTAAAAAGTTATCTGTATAGGATTAGGAGAAACAGGTCGGCATATTATTTTATCTTGCCGGCCTTTCTGCTCTTTTTTCTTTTTGCTTTCAAACCATTGATAGAAGCGATTAGACTCAGCTTCTTTCGAGCTGGCTTGAAAACTCAGACTTTTGTAGGTGTGGAAAATTATGTTCAAATGATAAATGATTCTCTCTTTTGGTTGGAGCTGAAGAATACCTTTCTTTTTGTTAGCATCCTAGTTCCTCTCATTGTGGGTCTGGCTCTTCTTATTTCTTTCGTCATCTTCAAACTCAATAGACTTATGCAGTCTTTGTTTCGCGGAGCCTTCTATCTCCCCGTTGTTTCGGCAGGCGTTGTAATGTCTATGGTTTGGGCTTGGATCTTCCATCCAGTTTACGGTCTTCTAAATTATATTCTCTCTCTCGTTTCTATAGGGCCTATACCTTGGCTTGCTACTCCCACTACAGCACGATTAGCTGTTGTAATTGTAGTGTTGCACTGGACGATTGGTTCAGCCATCATTATTTATCTGTCAGCCTTGTCGTCTATACCCGAAAGTTTGTACGAAGCTGCTGAAATTGATGGTGCTGGGGGCTGGCATAAATTCATCAAGATAACTATTCCTTTAATTTCTCCTACGACAATCTTTTTACTTGTGACTAACACTATAGGCGTTTTCCAAGTTTGGAAGGCAATATTCCTGATGACTTCAGGAGGTCCCGCTTATACTACTACCTCGATCGTTTATAGAATTTATAGACTAGGATTTCTTTACTATAGATTTGGTCAAGCATCAGCTCATGCGGTTGTTCTGTTAGTCATAATCTTTGTTATCTCATTTTTGCAATTTAAATATTTGAATAGGAAACTGGAGTATTGAATTGAAAAGATTGATTAATATATTGACTTTGTTTGCGATTTCTGTTGCAGCAATTTGCTTTCTATTCCCTATTTATTGGATGGTTGTGGGTTCGTTTGAGCACTTAGGAGATACAGTAAAGATACCGCCACATTTTCTTCCTTATAATGCTACTTTGGAGAACTACATTGCTATTTTATTTGAGCAGCCTTTCTTTCACTGGATAGTGAATAGTCTGGTAACGGCATCTGCTGCGACTCTTATTTGTACGACTTCCTCGTGCTTAGCAGGCTATGCGTTTGCTAAGAAAGAGTTTCCATTTAAGAATATCATTTTTTGGGTGTTGCTCTCGGCAATGATGATTCCCTCTCAGGTTGTGTTGATTCCTTTATTCATTACAATGAAGAAGTTAGGACTTTATAACACCTATCCTGGTGTGTTCTTACCGTCGACTTTTAATGCTGGATATATGTTTTTAGCACGACAGTATTTCTCGACTATTCCGTCTGAGTTTATTGACGCAGCAAGAATGGATGGAGCATCAGAGTTCAGGATCTTTTTGTCTGTTATCGTTCCGATTTCTAAACCGCTAATAGCTGCTCTAAGTATTTTTTGTTTTGTCGGAGTGTGGAGTAGTTTCTTGTGGCCTTTAATTATAACTAGCACTAAGGAGGCAAGAACCTTGCCGGTAGCAGTGGCGACTGTGTGCTGGCAACCAGAAGGATTAATGGATATAGGTCTAGCTATGGCCGGAGCGACATTAGTTGCAATCCCAATGTATATATTCTTTTTCAGCTTCCAAAAGTATTTTGTGAAAGGGATAACATTGGGAGGGGTGAAAGGCTGATTATAGTTTAGGAGGAAGAAATGAAAGTTCAAGAAGCTAAACAGTTTTCTTCAGAGAAGATATTTAAACATCTAGATCGCGTGGCTGTCTGGCAAGCAGGTGGGTGTTCGTGGCCTATCACTGCTGAGATATTTCCAACAGATAAGTGTACTCATCGATGCCCAAAGTGTTTCTATCGGAATCAAAGAGGTAAGAATGTGATGGATACGCAATTTGCTATTTCGGTCATCGATCAGCTGGTTGATTGCGGCTTACGCGGTCTGACTTTCTCGGGCGGTGGGGAGCCATTATGTCATCCTGATGCGATTGACCTGATTGAGTATGCAGGATCTAAAATAGACACCGCATTGATCACCAATGGCTCTATGATTAAGAATAGAATTGAATGTTACCGCTTGCTTTCTAGTTGCAAGTGGATAAGAGTTTCGTTAGACGCAGGTGATCCAAGAATGTTCCGAAAGACTCACGGAATGGGTGCGGGTGAATTTAATCACATCCTCGACGTTATTAAATCTTTGGTTGAGGTGAAAAATCAAAAGAATCTCATGTGTACTATTGGAGTGGGATATCTGACGTCTCGAAGAACATTAGATGGAATGGTGAGTTTTGCGAGGCTTGCTAGTGAGCTTGGAGTTGATTATGCGCAGTTTAGACCGCTTCTGCGCACTTTTTCTGAGAAGGAAGATCCTGACTTCTGTGCAAAAGAGGTTTATGCATTCATTGATGAATGTAAGAGATATGAACGTAAAGGTTTTGAGGTTCTGTATTCCAAGCACAAGTATGATGCTGCACTAACAGGCGTGATGCGAGACTATAAAAGGTGTGAGGGTGCAAATTTTGCGACCACTGTAGGAGCAGATGGTTGCGTGTATCTTTGCTGTCATACTGCAGGTCTCGAAGAGTTCAAGATTGGTGACTTGCATCGATCGTCTTTTGCGGAAGTTTGGGCCTCTGGTAAGAGACAAGAGATCATTAATAAGCTTGATGTGTCTAAGTGTCCCAGTCTTTGTAGGTGCAACGCGATAAATAGCACATTATCGCGGATTTCGAGGACTGCTGTTCACAAAAATTTCCTCTAACCCGTGACTTTTTTTGAAAATGGTGGTATAATAAATTTAGATGAGCGGCGACTCACATCTAGTATGTGGTCGCCTTTTTTGTTGACTAGTTAACATTAATATGTGAGACGCATATGTTAAACAGGTCGGTGCAGTTTGAGAAGGATTTGCTGAAAGAAGAAAAACTGGTACGTCGTGCCAGGGCTGATATAAATTCTTTTATAGAATTCGTGATGACTGATTCGGTTACCCATGAACCTTTTCGTCAGGCTGAGATTCACCGCGAAATCCAGGCGTTTGCGGATGCGCATGAAAGAGAAGGTGCAGTTATTATTGTTCCGAGGCGTCATGGGAAGACAGCACAAATGATCGGACGAGTCTTGTTTAAGTTAGGCACCGATCCTAATCGACGAATTAAGATTGTTAGTGCTAATGATGACATTGCGCGTAAGCGAATTACTGAGATCAGAGGGCATATTTCCAGCAATAGACGCTTGCATCGTGTGTTTCCACATCTTCGAGAGGACGAAGTGGTTAAAGACTGGTCTAAGTCTTCGATAACGGTGAAGCGGGACATTATCGACAGGGAGCCTTCGGTTGAGGCTGCAGGTGTTCTAACGACTGGTGTAGGTGGTGGAGCGACGGACATTATATTTGATGACGTAGTTTCTTTCAAGAATTCAATTTATAATCCAGCTTTGATTCCAATGGTCAAGCGGGCTTTTGATGAGGTTTGGCTTAACCTTCTTGACCCTAGCATCGGTGGTTGGGTATACATCTGCACGCCTTGGACACAGAACGATCTCACAGCAGAGTTACGCAAGGGCACTCGATGTAAGGTTCTTGAAAAAGCGGTAGGAGAAAATTTCGAGCCTGTTTGGCCAGAGAAGTGGCCGCGAGAAAGGTTGAAAAAGAGGTTCGAGGAGATAGGTTCCGTTGCTTTCAATCGCAACTTTCGTTTGCAACCTTTGGGTGAAGAAGATCGTATGTTCAAGATCTCTTGGGTTCAACGATCGCAAGACTTCAGTCTTAGCGCAAATGATGAAAGATTTGAAGACATGCCGAAGTTTGCAGGTGTGGATTTAGCTTTAGGTGCGTCTGAGGGCTCGAGCTTTACTGTTATTTTCGTTATTGCGGTAGACAAGAATGATCGACGCTATCCTATTTATATATTAAGGAAAAAGATGACCTCTCCTGAGATTGCGTCCGCAATTTTGGACACTCTGGAAAGGTATCAGCCGGAGCTAATGTTGGTAGAGTCAAACTTCATGCAGATTCATATCCTACAGTGGCTTGAGGTTGTGGCGCCTAGAAAGTACCCAATCGAACCATTCTTAACTGGCGCGCAAAAAGCAGATTTAGATGTTGGCTTACCGGCTCTAGCTTTAGAGTTTGAAAAAGGAATGTGGACGCTGCCGATGGGCGATTTTCCTCATCCGACCGACTGTGACTGTCCTTATTGTACGTTTTCAAATGAAATGATCTCATATCCTTTCGGTGGTCATACAGATATACTGATGGCTTGTTGGTTTGCGAGGGAGGCGGTACGCCGGATGAGAAGAAAAAGTGTAGAAAGCGGTTTCGAAATATGGGAGGTAAGTTAAATGATTGAATTAGAAGAAGTATTACCAGATGATAACCACAAGGAAGCAATGCCGAAGGGATACGAGAGTTTTTCTGCGGAACGCTATCCAAGTACGATTCGTTCAGGTAAGCTTTCATTTGCGCAGCTTCGGGCGGTTTGGGAAGAGTCTTCTACAGTTCGGAGTTGCGTGGATAGCATTGTCCAAGAAATCACTACCCTTCCTTATCGAGTAAGACCACTGCCAGGCGGCAGCATGAAGCATGCTATGGAGGTGGAGAGTTTCTTAGAGGATCCAAACTCGAATGCAGAAACGTTTCCACAGCTGTTATCGAAGGTGCTTCGTGATCTGTTAGTGATTGGATGTGGAGTTGTGGAGAAGGTCAAAGCTATTGATGGTAGCTTGTTAGAACTTTACGCTAGAGATGGTGCCACGTTTTCGGTTAAAGTTGATGAGCACGGGGTACTGCAAGGTTATAAACAGAGCTTTTTTGGGAAGACTGTTGAGTTTGCGAAGGATGAAATTATTTATATGGTATTTTGTCCGACCTCTTATTCAAGATATGGCAAGCCAATCATCGATTCCATCATTGATGAAGTCGCTACACTGTTGTTCACCAATGCATATATCGCCAAGACATTTACGGAGGACGAAATTCCGCCGGGCATTTTGAATTTGGGTATGATCGGAAAAGAGGCGTACGAGAGGGCGAAAGAGGAGTTTCAGTCTAAGCGAGGTATGAAGAAAAATCTGACTCTTAGAGTCATCTATGGCACCAAAGATGTTGATTGGATTCAGTTTAAGATGCCTAACCGCGAGATGCAATTGAATGAGCTGCGCAGATCTATCGAGTTGATCATTTACCGTAACTTTGGAATCTTACCGTTAGAAGCTGGTGAAAGTGCTACAGTCAATCGATCGACCGCTTACACTCAGATGCAATTAGCACAGCAGCGGAGGGTGATTCCAATAACGAATATGATCTCAGCCTTCATTAACAAAGAGATTATTCAGCAAGAATTTCATTACGACGATGTTCGATTCTCATTCGACGTGCATGAGATATTTGATCCTGAGGCAGTGGCACGGTCGTACGAGCGTTATGTGAGAAATGGAATAATGAGCCGAAATGAGGTTCGTAAGGCGCTTAAGCTGGAGAGCATTCCTGGTGGAGATGAGTATTTCCTTGTGGCTGGGAGTGAGGTACGGACGCTCGATAATGTTCCAGAAGAAAATCTCTCAGAGGCTATAAAGGTTTCTCGGGCTAAAGTGAAATCAATCAAGACGAAAAGTGAGAAGGACTTAAGTTGGAAGTAAGAATCACCAAGCTTGGAGAGAAGTTTGTAGTTAGAGTATCTGAGCGATGGGAACACTTTGAAACTCTCGAATCTCTTGGCGCAGTGCTTTCGTATTTGACCACTATAAATTGGGAGGCGGAGCATCCGCTGAAGGATGCAGGAGTAAGAGATGAAGTTGGAGGACATGACAGCGGAAGTCTTTCATAAAGCTTCCGATGATGAATTGTTGATGATGCATCTCCGTTTGCATCAGTGGTTTAGAAATGCTAGAGGTGACAAGCGGGAGCGAATAATCAGACTTCACCGACTAATAGTTGAGGAGTTCTCAAGACGCAAATTTCATCATCACGTGCACGATGCATTGGACCGGACTCTGCCTGAGGAGTTGCGAAAGTCTTCGACGGCGCCACAGTTGCCCTCCTTTACATTTATACCTGAGTTTGTTTCCATCACTGGCGGCGTGATCTATGCTAAGAACAGACTGCCAAACGATGTTGATGTTGTTTTTTCTTCAGATGAAAATTTAATTGTCGAGCCAGACGCTTCGCTCCGTCTTAAAGTTGATCGCATACTGCAAGATCTCTTTGGAGGTCAAGAAATCTTGTGGAGAAGAAAGAATGATGCTGCAATTGGAGAAAATTAAGAATTTACCAGAGATCCTACTGAAGCGCGACTTTCTATGTTTTGTTAAGACTGAATCAGGCGTGAAGGTCTTCGTAGATGATTACTTCGATTTGCACGAACGCCTTGAAGAGATTGAGACAGAGTTGCGCACGTTGTTGAAAAACGACTTGAAGGATTTGAAGTTTCACTTTACTGGCTCGCCACATGGAGCCTCATGGGATTGGGTTCCTGTTTATTCTTTGGCGCTGAAGCAAGGTGGGCCGAACTCATATGATCTTTTTCTGAAACCGCTGTCAAAGGGCGAGTTGAGAACAGTTGATGAGCCAGAGTTTCGGAGTTTTTACAAAGCCGGAGACCAGATAAAGGCGGAGTCTTCACGTGAAGACGCACTTGCAGAGGCAGAAGAGAGCCTGAAGGAAGACAAGATAAAGATGTTCCGATTCTTTCACAACTTGAAACCTACTAGAGCTGTATCTGGAAATGAACCTCAATCAGTTGAAGCAGTCTTGAAGAGGGTCGGCGATTACGAGTGGTTTGTAGAAGTTAAGAAAGATGGAATGACGTGTCTTGCCTATAAGGAGGGTCAAAAGGTTGAAATTTGGAGTGAGGATGGGACTGAGCGTACAAAAGAACTGCCAAAGGTTGCAGATGCTATTAGAAAATTGAATGTTTCGTCGTGCATCTTAGGGATGGAAGTTGAACTTTGGGAAGGGGGCCATCATTTCCCGAGAGAAGCAATTGCTGGTAAAATTCATCGTCGTGGTGAACCTGAAACAGAAGGGATTGTGGCTACTGTATTTGAGTGTATGTACTTAAACGGGAAAGATCTTCACAAGGAGGATGAGGAGGTAAGACGGCATGCACTAGATTCTATCAAGTTTCCTCAGTCGACGGAAGGGGTGCCTGATACGAAGCTTGCGTTGAACAAATTACCTACACATCGAGGACGAGGTAAAGAGGATATTGAAAAGTTGATGAGAAAAGTCATTAACGCACCTGGGAGCGAAGGCGCAGTTCTTAAGCGCGTTGATGCCAAGTACTACCTTGACGGAAATTCACGTATGGAGTGGTTTAAGTATCACAAAACCTCACGTGTATTTGGCATTGTCTATGAAATTCAGGAGACAAAGAAGGAAGGCATTTTCAATTACCTTTATGCATTAGGTTTTGGTAAGTATAAGGTGAAACAGTCACAACAGGTTAAGGTTGGAGAGAAGAACTATATTAAAGTTGGAAAGACTTTTTCCACTGACACTGTGGTGAGAAAAGGTCAAATCATTGAAATTGAGATAGAGACTCTTAATTTCACTGTGGATGAGAGAGACGATTCTATTCAGATCGGTTGTTGGTGCCCGCGTTTCTTAAGAATTGCAAGTGAGAGAAAGACGCCAGACTCTGTTGATGAGGCAGTAAAAAGAGCGAAGGCCAATGGTGTGTTGTCGGAAAAGAAAATTGACAAAGATGGAGAGACTCATTATCTAGAGAAGAAAAATTTAGAGGATAACTTAACTGAGGTTTGTAAGATCTTCAAGCCGCCACCTGAGGATAAGACTTATAGATACGCAGTTTCAGCTCATTTTATTGGAAGGTCATCGCATTGGGATGATAGAGTTGAGTATAATGACAAACTTCAAGGTTTTACACTTGCAGTGCTAATGCCAGGTGCTTTGAAAGAGCCAGTAGAGACGATGGCTCAAGCTAGAAAGGCTATAAAGAATCCTGATCTTTGGAAGATTAATCCTAGAACTGGAGAGTTTAGAAAACGAAGGGTTAGAAGTGGTGTTGTTAGACGAACCAGTATCTGGGCAGCACTTAAGGCACCAGAGCCGAAGGCATGGCTAGGCTATGAAGGCGTGATTACAGCTGGACCGGGAAGGAGTAGGTATCATGTTGGTGTGTTAGTAACCGTAGATAAAGGTGTCGCTGAATATGGCTCGATACTGCCATACTTTGTGGAATTCTTCCGTCATGGAAAGGTCTTTAATGGTAGGTATTTTTACCGCATGTTACCGACGAAACGGGCAAGGGAGGTTGAGAAGTTAGAAGGGCGTGCCCTTTTGGAGTATTTGGTGTATAATGAGAATGAGATAAACTCTGAGTTACATGAAATCTTCAAACAAGAGTTAGGTCCGGCAGAGGAACAGCCTGCGAGAGGTGGTTACTTCTGGTTGTTGATCAAACCAGATGATCAGACACCTTATGTCTTACAAAAAGATACAGTTCAAAAGGGTTGGGTACCTCCAGAAGGAATTTCTGCATTACCAAAAGAGATCAGAAAAAAGGTGCCATCAGATCTTCAATATTGGAAAAAGAAAAGTCTCAGTGAGAGAAGAAAATTACGTAACGAGTTAGTGAAGTATTTCGAGGAGGAAAAAGTGACCAAGTCCACCGCAAAATTTGTCCTGCAGTACCAGACGTTCCGGGGCCCAATTCATGTTCGTTTCGGACCTACGACTGAGATATGGCGTTTTTGGATTAAGAAGGATAACACTATTTCTCACTATGTATTCGAATCGGATCCCATCAAGAAGATAGCTGCTGGGCTCCGTGAGTCATATGCGTCGGAAAAAGAGATGAACTTAGGTGTTGGTTCCGAGGAGCCGGTTAAGGTAGATCCAGGAACTAGGCTTAATCCTACTAAGAACACTCCTTCTTTCATCGAAGTTGTTGCCAGTGGTTCTCTAACCTTCCTAGAAGACTCACGTGAATTTAAGAAATTCCGAATTAGGTCTGGCCCTATGAGAGGTTTGTGGATCTTGTTTAAGGAAAGACCGGATATAAACATTTGGACTCTCTCGAGGACAGAGGAAGGTCCTGGCTTGAATAAGAATTTTTACGTTCCAATCGTGAAAGTTGCCCCGGAAAAGAGACTTGTCTATGGTGAGGTCTTGGTGCCGGAAACGGAGGATGCACAGGGTGACATTGTCCCTGCAGACGTTATTGAAGACGCAGCGCATGATTTTTTAGTAAATTCACGGCGTATTGATGTACAACATGCATTTTTGAGTACGCGTTGTTTCCCTGTTGAGTCATTCATTGCACCGACCTCGTTCCGTCTCGGAGATCATTTGGTTAAGAAAGGAACTTGGGTGTTGGTCACTAAGATCTTCGATGAAGAGATTTGGAAGAAGGTCAAAAATGGTGAGCTCCGAGGTTATTCTATTCGTGGTATTGCAGAGGAAGTACCATTAGATTAGGAGGTTTGAATGGCTCGTCGTCTGAAGAGGCTTAAGATTTTTAGCGTAGGCATTGTCGACTCACCTGCGAATGAGAGGGAGTATTTGGTTTATAAGCGACTAGAAGACTTGAGCAAAGGAGGTGAAACGAAAGTGGAGAGAGTACCTAGGAAGGATGAGGAGTTGATTCAGGAGTCTGAAGGTAAACCTCAAGAGAAGAAGACCAAAGTTACTGTCGATCCTAACGCAAAGGTGAAGGTTGAAGTGAGTGCAGATGAAAAGAAAGCTACCGAGCTTGAGGAGAAACTAGAGATTCCTGAGGGACTGACGGAGGAGGAAAAGTCCGCTTACACCGATTTCATGAGCAGATGCTTGAAGACTGGCAAGTCAATGAAGGAGTGCGCTTTAGAGTGGCAAAAGCAGCAGAAGAAAGCAGAAAAGGCGGAAGAGACTGAGAAGGTGGAAGAGACTGAGAAGGCTGATCCTTATCCGGAGCCTGGAGAGAAGTATCCTAACATACCGGCTGGATCTTTCAAGAAGATTTTCTCCATGATAGACAAGCTGATTCAAGCGGAAGAGAATGAGGACAAGAAAAAAGCGCTACAGACTTTGAAAGCTGCTCTATCAAAGATTGTAGGCGGATCTTATCCTTACCCGGAAGCGAAGGAGACGAAGAAGGATGAGAAGAAGCCTGATTTAGTTGCTGAGATGAGAGAACAGCTAGCGCAGTTAGAGAAGGAGATGACCGAGCACAAATTTTCTGCGGAGATAGAAAATCTGCGGAAGGAAATTCGTGAGATTGCTGCATCGGTCAAGAAGGTGGCAGAGGTAGTCTCAAAGAATGTTCCTCTGAGGAAAGCGGTAGTGAAGGAGGAAGAGGAACCGCGGAAGGATGAGATAACTGAGCTGATAAAGTCAAAGGAGTTTAAGGAAGCAACTCCAGGGGAACAGTTGAGATTACTAATGCGGGGTTTGGAAAAGAAATTAAAGTAAGGAGGTGAACTGACGTGGCGCGAGTCGATATCTTGAAGGCTTTGAACGTTGCTGGAGCTAGTGTGCTGGTTCAGCCTGAGA